ATGCAAGATGCATCAGATGAATTTGGAATTGAACAAATGACCCTTCGTGGACGATTAATTAAACACAAAGTACCTTCTGTGGGTATCTTAGAAACAAATAGAAATAGATTGTTTAGACGTGAAGACATTCTTCCGTTTGTTGTGTCAACTGAAGCCTATTTGGATAAATTTCCAAGAAAAAGAAAGCCAAGAAAGATTTTACAGGTTGAAGAACATCCATTCTTCACATCACTTTACTTAGACTTTATTGCGGGGAGACACAATGCAGTTAATATCTAATCAATATCGTCATAGACCTGCGTTACTTAAATACGATGAGTATCGTGAACTTGTGGAAAAGGCAGCGTATTTTAAATGGCTTGAAGGGTCGGATAATGAAGAGCAGAATTGGCTTGAAGCAGAACTTGAAATAATTGAGCTGTTAAAACATTGACGTTATCATAAAAACGAATTAAACTAGCATTTTTATATGGAGAATGGAAATGACCCAAGATGAATTTGAATCGCTGTTTATCAGCAAGAATGCAATATGTGCGCGACTAAATAAATCATGTAATTATTTAGACCATCACATTGAAAGCAAAGCGTTTCCACGCGCATTAGAGCTTAAAAGTGGAAAGAATAAGGTATTTAAACTGTATTATCGCGATGACATACGTCATCATGACTTAGTTAAGGGAGTTGTGTAATGGCTAAACAGAAACAAGCAAAGCAACAATTTGTGGCATTTTCTGATTCAGATGGTGCAGTAGTCAGTTTTGATATCAAACAACTTGTTGTGGTTCAATTTAAGCCACAGGATAACGTGCTGGTGCTACGATTGAAATCTGTAGGCAATATCGTCATTACCTGTGACATGGTGAGTCACGGTGAGCTGATTGCTGCATCAACAAAGGATTGCCTTACACACCATGTGTCATATGATACATTGACTTATATTTTAGAATTAGTTGGATTATCAAGTTGACAACAACGTCAAATACAATTAATATACAATCGTCAATTACGACAAAACAACTGGAGAGATAAAATGAGTTTTTTAAGCAGAGCATTAACAACAGAATCAAAACAAGAAGGTCTTCGCCTTATCGCGGCTGGTATTGAAGGTATTGGTAAAACAACACTTCTCGCATCAGCACCTAAACCTGTATTCATTGCTTTAGAAAAAGGCTATGTGGATGTGGATAGAGAAAAAGTAGCCATTATCCCTATGCATGATGCAAGTTACACAGATTTAATTGAATTATTTGGTGAGTTATCTGAACTAGTGATGGCTGGTACATTTGAATATCAATCTATTGTTGTGGATTCATTATCAGCTCTTGAGCGTATTATCCACACACACGTCATTGCTCTTGACCCTGTGTCAAGAACTAATCCTAAACTCACTATGTTATCAGCACATAATGGCTATGGTAATGCATATAATGTATCCAATACTATCTGGCAAGACACTTTAAAATGGTTAGATTTCTTTGCTGATAACGGTATTAACATTTGCTGTTCTTGCCATGTATTTACTAACCTAGAGCGCGATACGATTAGCGCAACAGAATTTCATTTTACTGATGCATTATTGCACTCACCCAAATCATCAAAATCATTTGGTTCTCGTGAACTTGTGACACAATGGTGCGATATTTTTGGAATGCTTTATACCTCCAAAACACCTGTGGGTATGGGTAGTGGTATGAATACTGCGGATATTGATAGAGAACAAGGTGTCACACTAGGTGTGGTACAGAACGCAAGATTTCGTTCAAAGAATCGTTTTGGTCTTGAGCGTGATATTACAATCACAAAAAATGATGGTTGGAATTGTATTGCTCAAGCCATCTTTGATGCTAAAGGCAGTGATTATTTTTCAAAATGATTACAGTTCAAGATATCATGTCACGACTTAATGTGACCGAGAAACAAGTTGAAATGGCTGTGTATAGCGGTGCTATACCAGCCCCTGATAACATTATCTGTAATGTTTGGGTAGATGAAGAAAGAATCCAACCTTACCTAGAACATTGGGATTCACGACTCAAACGTAAACGTGAGAAAGAGTATTATGAAAATAATATTATTGTTGGCAATATGACATTTCCAACTCACCAGCGTTGACAGAAATGTAAAAACTACCGATAATACATTATTACATGAGTTGCTGGTCTCGCCTAAAACCAGCACATAACTAACCACACGGAGTTACAAAAATGAATTTTTATCAAGAAATGGCTGGGCAATGGGATGCAGTTGAAGCGTCAGGTGAAGCGCAATTACGTTTTCCTAAAGGTGTTGTGACTGTTGCAATCACAGGGTCAGAAGTCAAGCCTTCAGCAGGTAAGTCAGAAGAAACACATTTGGTTCAACATTTAGAATTAACTGTGCTTGAAGGTGAATATAAAGGCGCAACAACAAAAGTGTATTATTCACTTCGTAATCCTAATCAACGGGCTGTAGATATCGGTAAATCACAATTAAAAGCATTATTCCTTGCGATTGGCATTTACCCTAAGTCTGGTGTGATTGAAGTCCACAATAGACCGTTTAAAGTTCGTGCTGACCATGCATTCAATTCATATGCTGACCGCACAACAGGTGAATTACGTCCAAGTGTAAATGTGAACATTAAAGGTTTTTATTCTGTGTTAACTGAAGTTCGTGGTGAAGATGAGCCATTGGTATCACAACAACAAACATTGAATTCACCTGAAGGTGTTGCGTTTATTGCATCATTAACGGGAAATATTCCATCCCCTGTGAGTGCTATTCCAGCAGCAAGACCTACTGCACCAAATGTAGCACCAAAAACAGCTCCAGCAAAGCCACCAAGACCACCTGTATCAAATACAAGTGAAGCTATTGATGCTCATGATGAAGACGCACCAGCATGGCTTAACGCAGCTTAAATAACCTAATAGGGGTGGTTACTAACCGACCACCCTTAACCTTATCTGGAGAGAGAGATGAATACATTTATTTTAATTTTAATTTTAGGCAATGCAAACGGATTATCACAAGGTGGTTATGAGTTTACAAACAAAGTTACTTGTGAACAAGTAAAGAATCTAATCATTGATGATATCAAACAAAATTTCACAATGACTTCACGTCTTCGCGCGTATTGCGTACCAAAAACAATTGGCAAACAAGATGACTTATAAGCACTCATTACAGTTTGTTGCAGATAGCATTAAACAACAAATTGAAGATGCGATGTATGCTGACCAAGGTACTAAATATCGTGAGTCATTAGCCAAATGGTTGCCGTTAATGTCTGATGCCTATCGTGCATCAGATTTAAAACCCGTTAGGTCACATTTAGGAGCATCGTTAATTGGTGATCCTTGTGACCGAAAACTATGGTATTCATATCATTGGATTAAACCTGAAAAATTCTCAGGTAGAATGCTGAGATTATTCAATACAGGTCATTTAAGTGAAGCCGTATTTATCGCAATGCTGGAATGCATTGGTGTTGAGATTAGACAGTTTGACCCAGAAACAGGTAAACAATTTAATTTTAGCCATACTAATGGGCATTTTGGTGGTTCAAGTGATGGTATTGCGCTTAACCTTCCTAATTTATATGAGCCTTGTTTGCTTGAGTTTAAAACTAATTCGTCTAAGACATTTAAAAAACTCGTCAAAGAAGGTGTGGCTAAATCCAAACCCGTGCATTATACCCAAATGCAAATTGGGATGGATAAACTAAAACTTAATTTTTCACTTTATATGGCTATTAATAAAGATGATTCCGATATCTATGTTGAAATTATTGAGCGTGAGAATTATGTTGCTGGTATCCATTTAGACAGAGCAGAAGAAATAATTTATGCCACACTCCCTCCACAAAGAATGCATGAAAGTGCAGAGAAGTTTGAATGTAAATATTGTGATTTCGTATTTCTTTGTCACATGAGTGATGTTGATAATGTCGATGTGAATTGTCGTAGCTGTGAATACAGTTTTCCAAGTAAAGAAGTACATGGTGCTTGGAATTGTGAGCGATTTAATTGTGATATACCCAAAGAAAACGCATTAATTGGATGTGAAAAATGGTCAATGCGACAATTATCATAGAGGTAGAAAATGTCACAAGTAAAACTACGGTGTTATCAACAAAGAGCTATTGATGAAACGCTTGCCTTTATTCGTGCAGGTAAAGGTAATCCTGTTATTGCAGCTCCAACGGGATGTCATGCGATTAATCATGGAATACTCATGTTTGATGGCTCAATTAAAAAAGTTCAAGATATTGTTGTCGGTGATTTACTTATGGGCGATGATTCCACTCCTAGAAAAGTGCTTTCATTAGCTCGTGGTAGACAAGAAATGGTAAAAATTATTCCTAATAAAGGTCATGATACTTTTGTTGTTAATAAAGACCATATTCTTAGTTTAAAAACAACTAAATTTGACAATTATGCAAAGGGAACAGTTATTAATTTAACTTTTAATGATTTTGTTAAAAAAGCCAATAACTTTAAAGATAGGGTAAAATTATATAAATCTGAGATAGTTATGTTTCCAGAAATAGAAAAACCAACAATTGATGCTTGGATTGCTGGTTTGATGCTTGGTGATGGCTCAATGATGTCAACACCAATATTAACAAGTATGGATGTTGAAATTGTTAATCGTTTTACAGATTATATTGACTTGATTGGTGACCTTAAAATATCTATTTTAAAAAGAATCAATAATCAATCAAAAATGTATCGTGTTGCAAGAGTTAAAAATGGTTTGCAATATAATAAAAACAAATTTACAAAATTACTTGAGGATAACGGTCTATGGGGTAGAATTCACAAAGATAAATTTGTCCCAGATATTTTTAAATTTGGCTCTATTGAAACCAGATTGGAAGTATTGGCTGGTTTATTGGATTCAGATGGTCATATAGCCAAAGGTACTAGTTTTGACTTTATCAGCAAATCACGACAGTTATCTGAAGATGTGGTATTTATTTCCAGAAGTTTAGGTTTATGGGCAACAATATCTGAATGCACAAAAGGTTGTCAGAATAACTTTAAAGCGCAGTATTGGCGTGTTTGTATCTCAGGTGATGTTGATAAAATACCTGTTATAAAAAATAGGGATTGTTTAACAAAACGAAAAATGAATAAAGACCCATTAGTAACTGGGTTTAAATATGAAGAATTACCTGAGGATGACTTTTATGGGTTTGAATTAGATGGTAATCATTTATATTTAGATGAATTCTTTTTTGTGCATCATAATACAGGTAAAGCCTTAATTATTTCAGGGTTAATAAAGCAACTTGTATTTGAATTCCCTCGTCTTAGAATTGTTGTAGTTACTCATGTCAAAGAATTAGTTGAACAAGACTATAACGAGCTTGAGAGACTTTGGTCAACAGCACCATCGAGTATTTATTCTGCTGGTCTTGGCAAAAAAGATATTTCTCAAATCACATTTTGTGGAATAGGAAGTATTGCCAATAATGCAGATTTGCTCGGTAAAGTTGATTTAGTGATTGTGGATGAAGCACATTCAATTAGCGGAAATGAAACCACTACTTATGTGAAGTTTATTAAAGCTTTAGAAGCTAAAAATAAATATCTCAAAGTGGTGGGATTATCTGCGACTTGTTATCGTCTTGGACATGGATTGATTACAGAGAACCATCCTATCTTTGATGGATTTTCAATTGATTTAACTAGTTTCCATGAATTCAATTGGTTTATTGAAGAAGGTTATCTTGCCACACTGACATCTAAAAGAACCAAATCTCAATTAGATGTCACAGGTGTTAAGATTACTGCGGGTGATTACAATTCAAAACAATTAGCGCAAGCAGTGGATAAGATTGAAGTCACTCGTGAAGCATTAAAAGAAGCGGTAGCATATGGACATGACCGCAATTGCTGGATATGTTTTGCCACAAGTATTGACCATGTGATTCATATCACAGATATGCTTAATGATGAATTTGGTATCCCTGCGGTAGCAGTGCATTCAAAGATGAGCAATGATGAGCGTGATACCGCTATTCAAGATTTTAAAGATGGTAAGTATCGCTGCGCTGTAAATGCAATGGTTTTAACAACGGGTACAAATATTCCTCAGATTGACATGGTGATTGATTTAGCACCAACCACATCAACCGCTAGGTACATCCAGAGGTACGGAAGAGCGACTCGCCCAGTGTATGCCAAGGGTTATGACTTATCGACCAAGGAAGGGCGATTAGAAGCGATTTCAGCGGGTATAAAGCCTAATGGCGCATTGTGTCTTGACTTCTCAGGAACGATTGCCCGATTAGGAATGATTAATGACCCAGTGATACCTAAGATGAAAGGGGAAGGAAAGGGTGGTAATCCCCCCGTGAAAACGTGTATTTATTGCCAAACAATAAGTCATCCTTCTGTGAGAGTCTGCCCAGAATGCGGACATGACTTTCCGTTTGAAGTAAAGATAACTCACACGGCATCAACACAAGAAATTATTGCAAAAGAACCTCGTACCAAAATCGTTAATCATGAAATAGAAGATGAATGGTATGAAGTTTATGATGTGCAGTATTCAAAGCATATTATCCGTAAAACAGGTATTCCGATGCTTCGTGTTGAATATAATTCTGCCACACTAGGTGCGACTGAATGGGTGGGTTTTGAGAACCCTTTAGGTTCACCTCAACGTGGCATGGCATATGGTTGGTGGGCAAAAAGGGTCATTGGTAAATGTCCAAAAACGATTGACTGTGCGCTCGCGTATGTGGGACAATTACCTAAACCACTAGAAATATTGGTTTCACAAAAAGGTAAATACCTTAATGTAAAAAAAGTTAGGTTCGCAGATGGATTTATTCCAGAAAATGTGGATGAAATAATTATTGATACAAAATCAGCATTAGAATTTACTGATGACGATATCCCATTTTGAGATTTAACATGAATCTTATTGATTTAATTTTTGAAAAGATAGGCGTAATAGTTATGATGGCTGGTAGCTATGCATTTGACAAAGATGGTAATGCGATTGAAGC